CAGAACTATCCTCCAATAGCGGCACCTAGTTGATAACCCTTATCAATTTTGTAACCGTCTAACTGTTCCTCCTCTTCGAAAAATTTCTAGTAATTTTGAAATCCCTAAATAGATGTATCTAATATCAACGAGACATCATTATGGGTAGACCTAAAGGTACTGCTAAATCTCCTGTTACTGGGAGAAAGTATCTATCATCTGAAACAGCTGCAGCTATGAATCCCACTGGTAAGAAAGGACCAACTATGCGGACTGCTGCAAATCGAAAAGAAATAGATGGAATATTTGAAGAAGCAAATCTTGACCCTGCTAGAAGTATCATCAAGAAACTGAATGAAATGGAAGCACTATATGAATCACAAAAGGATACTCTTCCATTTGATTTATCACTGAAATACTTTGCTCAATATACTGCAGTCATGGAACGAATGATGACCTATGTATATACCAAGAAAGCAATTGAATATAAATCAGAAAAGACTGCAGTATCTGTAGATTATAATACTATGATTGAGCAGTTGAATACTAAAGCATTTGGCCCTGACCCATCAAAGATAACTGATGCAATTGACCAATATTCATCAAAGATAACAGGTCAAGTTACTAATAGGAAAGAGATTCTCCAATTTGATAATGACGGGAATATTGAACATGGATAATAATTCGCCGGGTATCCAGGTGGTTCGTCGAACATTCTCATTGATTCCATTTTCAGATACTGTCTGGAGAACTATTGATATTGGTACATATCTCAGAAAGAGTAAAGACCCAACTCCTGCTGAAGAATATTATATCAGACTAGCAAATAATCACTTGGGATTTCTGATTGGTAATGAATATCCAACAGACTTTTGCTTCTTTCATATCTTATATGGTTCTAATACATTTTGGGTAAATGCAATGTTTACTCCTTCATGTCATGCAACTGGATATGAAGATTATATGCAACCGAAATTCTTTGAACTAGTGAGAAACTTCTCATGCAAAAAGATAGGTTGGCTAAGTCATAGAAAGGGACATTCAAGAAGAAATATACCTGGAATGAAATTGCCGTATAAAGTAACTTCATTTTCAAATGACTTTCATCAATACGAAATGGAAATATAAAAAAACTGAGACCGAGAATACCCTTATGGTTATCACAACTTTTTGAAGGAGCAGTAACGGCATGGATGCCACTAACGATAAACTATTAGAACTACTAGCAAAGTTCAAGAATGACTTTCCAGCATATGCAAAGAGTGTACTGAAATGTACTCGTGTTGGTGAAGGAATTGGATTAGCAAATCTTGAACTGAATTCGCAGCAAAAGAAACTGCATGAACTAATAGAAAGACAAAAGAAAGAAACAGGACGAGTACGAGTAGTAGTACTGAAATCTAGACGACTTGGAATATCAACATATGTAGCAGGTCGATTTACCCATCAATTAGTATTTTCAAAACATAGAAATGCTAACGTTACTACTCATAAATCTGATGCATCTCAAACAGTATTCAAAATCTATAAAAGATACCTGGATAATCTTCCAAATATTCTCAAACCAAATCTAAAGAGTAACAATACGAGTAAGGTTGAATTTGATGGCACTGACTGTCATATCGAAATCGCTACTGCTAATAGCCCAGATACAGGAAGGGGTTCAACATATCACTTTATGCACTTATCTGAAGTAGCTGCATGGGAGAATGGTGCTGAAATCTGTGCAGGTCTATTACAAACAGTATCAGAAGCAGCAGGTACTGAAATTATATTTGAATCCACTGCAAGAGGTATTGGAGATACTTTCCATAATATGTGGTGCGGTTCTGACAAGATAGGCCCAGATGGAGAAATCATACCTGGAACTAATGGATACTTGGGTATATTCCTAAACTGGTTAGAAGATGAGAAATGCTATTCAGAACCACCAGAAGATTTTGAAGCAACTCCAGATGAAAAGGAACTGATTAGAATATGGCATATGACACCAGGACAAGTATGGTGGAGAAGAAAGCAAATATCTCTGATTGGAGAAGCAAAATTCCTTGAAGAATATCCCCTTACTGCAGCAGAAGCATTTCGAGTATCTAATAATGATTCGTTTATATCATCAGATGCAGTACTAAGAGCAAGAAAGAATGACCTGAAGATAAATGAAGAAGCACCATTAGTATTAGGGGTGGATGTGGCAAGGTCTGGAAGTGATGCTACCTGTATTGCTTGGAGAAAAGGAAGACATGTACCCAAATATACTAAGTATTATGGACTAAAGAATGATGAAGTTGCTTATAAACTAATCGATATTATCAAGAAAGAGAATCCAGCCAAAATCAATATTGATGCCAGTGGAGGATTTGGAACAGGTGTCATTGATTTCCTACGAGATAAAGGATATGAAAGATATACCGAAGAAGTTCATTTCTCATCAAAACCATTCAATGAACAATATTACAACCGAAGGGCTGAAATATACGGAGAACTGAGGGATTGGTTGAACGGAGAAGTATCTTTACCTGATGAAGATGATATTGAAACAGATTTATGTTCATTTGGATTTACTCATAGAGGTGAAAAGATACTACTTGAATCAAAATCAGAAGTGAAGAAGAGAATAAGAAGGTCTCCTGACGTAGGGGATGCTATTGCTCTTACATTCGCAACACCTCTCAATAATATGATGGGTGGTACTTCTTCTAATTCAATTTGGGAACAGATTAGAAGACAGTCAATTGATTATCCTGATTATGCTTGGTAACAATTACCCTTCTATAAATACACAATAGCAATTTACCGGAATACGAAATTGGCAAAATTATCAAAGAAAATGACAAAAGATGAATTGGTATCAATCATCGATAGTCATATATCATCAGGGAATGTTTATTCTACTACAGTTACTGCAGACAGAACTAAAGCACTTAAGTATTATGATGCAACACCTTATGGAAATGAAAAGAAAGGTCGTTCAACATATGTATCATCTGAAGTATTAGAAACAATCAGTTGGGCATTACCTCAAATTATCAAGATATTTGAAAATAATGACGGGCTAATCAAATTTGACCCTGTTGGACCTGAGTCTGTCTTAGATGCTGATATTGCAACTGAGTATTGTGAATATGTACTAAATAAACAGAATAACGGATTTCAAATTCTTTATAACTTCATCTTTGATGCACTCCTTCAAAAGAATGGTGTAGTGCAAGTCTATTATGACTCTACCAAAGAATATCAACGAGAAGAATTTGAAAACCTAAATGATTTTGAGGTCACTCAAATCTTATCCCAACCTGGGGTAGAAGCAGTAGAAAGAGAAACAGTGGTAGAGGAAGGAACCGACCCTCTGACAGGGATGTCAACCACGACTAATATTCATAACTTAGTCATCAAACGACTAAAGAATGGAGGCAAAGGTAAAATTCGAGTGGAGAATATCCCACCTGAAGAATTGATTGTCTCAAAACAAACTCGCTCTCTCAACTTAGATGAATCCCCTTTTGTAGCAAGAAAGGTCAAAAAGACTATTAGTTGGCTACGGTCGCAGGGGTACAAAGTGGATGATGATATATCTGATGCTGAGAACTCATCAGAAGCATCAGAAAGCATTCAACGAAATGCAGTTGATGGAAACTATTCCTCAAATTACGACGATGTGTCAGACCCTTCTATGAGGTTAGTCACCGTAGTCATTGCTTACCTTCAAGTCGATTTTGATGGCGATGGAATTGCAGAATGGCGAAAGGTTACTAAAGTTGGAAATAAGGTTCTTGATAATGAAGAATGTTATGTTCAGCCTTTTGTTAGTACCTCACCTATACCAATGCCTCACAAATTCTATGGCAAATCACTTGCTGATTTAGTCATGGATTTGCAATTATTGAAGTCAATGATTATGAGGGCAATGCTTGATTCTTTTGCATTCAATATCAATCCAGCTAAAGCAGTCAATGTCAATAACCTAGTTGATATAAATGACCTGCTCAATACTAATCCTGGTCATTGGATTAAGTTTAGAGGTGATACTAATAATGCTATCTACTCATTACCAAGTAATGGTGTGGGTGCTGAAGCATTCCAGTTGTTAGAGTATGTAGATAACATCAGTGAAAGTCGTTCAGGTATCTCTCGATACACTCAGGGCATCGATTCCAATGCATTCAATAAAACTGCTACAGGCACTCAAGCAATTATGAATGCCAGTCAAGAGAAGTTGGCATTGATTACAAGAATTATTGCAGAAA